GAGTACATCCTGCTGTTCCACAAGCCGCAGTCAGACCGCAGCCGCGGATATTCGGACAACCCGGTCAACAAGTCCAAGGCCGACTACTCGCTCGCACGCTGGCAAGTCGATGCGCACGCGTTCTGGCGATCCAGCGGCGACCGCATGTTGAGCGCCGAAGAAATGGCCAGCTATGGCCCGGCCAAGCTGGCGAAGATGTTCACGGACTACAGCCTCAAGAACGTCTACGACTACGAGTTCCACGTCAGGATCGGCGAAGAACTGCTGGAGCGCCAAGCGCTGCCGTCGACCTTCATGTCGCTGGCGCCAGGCAGTCACTGCGCGGACGTGTGGCATGACGTGGTACGCATGCTGACCTTGAATGGCGACCAGTCGGCCAGGGCCGTCGAGAAGCACGTATGCCCCCTGCAGTTCGACATCGTTGACCGGCTGATCGAACGGTACTCCAAGCCCGGCGAGCGCATCTATGACCCGTTCTGCGGCCTGGGCACGGTTCCCTACCGGGCGATCCTCAAGGGCCGTACTGGCGGCGGGTCGGAACTGAGCGCCGCCTACTTCCTTGACCAGGTGCACTACCTGCGCGCGGCAGAGCGCGAAATGAGCATGCCAAGCCTGTTCGATTTCGAGCAACCACAGACGGCGGAAGAATGACGGACGCTGAGCTCGAACAACACATCGCCGACCTGGGCCGCCTAGTCCTGAAGGCCTATGCCGACGGCGATCGTGCCGCAGCTGTGGCGTGGAACAACGCGCGCACGGCGGCCATCATGGCCCGATCGCCCGCCCAGGTGGCACGCATGGAGGAGGAGCGCGGCCTGGGGCCGTGCCAGTTCACCGTGATGGGCGAGGCCGCGAGGGCGGAGTTGGAGGCGCGCCGGTGAACGAAGCACTGCCGGCGCCGCTGACGCCACCCGACTGCGACCTGCAGGACTTCAAGTTCATGCCGTTGGACGTCGGCCGGCTGCGCGACTCGGATCTCGCGTCGGACGAAACACCCGAGGCCTGCTGGGCCGCGGTCCTGCTGTGGTGCGCGTCCTGGCACCAGATCCCGGCCGCGTCGATCCCTGACAACGACCAGTGGCTGGCCAAGCAGGCCGGCTACGCCCAGCGCGGCAAGATCTCCGAGGACTGGGCGGCGGTCAAGGCCGGCGCCATGCGCGGCTGGATCAAGTGCTCGGATGGGCGCCTGTACCACCCGGTCGTGGCCGAGAAGGCCATCGAGGCATGGGAGTCCAAGCGCGACCAGCGGTGGCGTACCGAGTGCGGGCGCATCAAGAAGCACAACGACAGACACGGGACAGACCTGCCGCGTCCCACCTTCGAGCAGTGGGTGTCGCAGGGTTGTCCCACGGGACAGAGGTTACCTGTCCCCGGGGACACTGGATCGGTGTCCCAAGGGACAGGCGGCGATGTCCCCAGTGAAACTGGGTCCAAGGGACAGGGAGAGGGACAGGGACAGGGACAGGGACAGATTAATACCAAGGGAGCTAAAGCTCCCTCGTCGGCAGACAAGCTGCCGCCGTGCCAGGGCAAGGCGATCGTGGACCTGTACCACCAGATCCTGCCCGAACTGCCATCGGTCCAGGTGCTGGACAGCAAACCCCGGCAGGCCGCGCTGCGCAAGACCTGGGCATGGGTGCTCACCAGCGTCAAGTCCGACGGCGAGCGCCGGGCGACAAACGCAGCAGAGGCGCTGGAGTGGTTCCGGGCGTACTTCGAGCGCGCCCGGGAGAACGACTTCCTCATGGGCAAGACGCCCCGCAGCGGCCCGCACGCCAACTGGCGCTGCGACCTGGACTTCCTGCTGACCGACCGCGGCATGAAGCATGTCATCGAGAGGACCCAATGAACGCGCGAACCGAACTCGACGCCTACAGCGCCGACCCTGAAGTGGCCCAGCTGCGCATCCCGCCGCACTCGATCGAGGCCGAGACATCCGTGCTGGGCGCGCTGCTGATGGACAACCGGGTATTCGACCTGGTGGCCGACAGCTTGAGCGATGACGACTTCTACCGCCACGAGCACCGGCTGGTCTTCGGCGCGATCGCCCGGCTGGTCAACGCCAACAAGCCGGCCGACGTCATCACCGTCTACTCGGCGCTGCAGGCCCAGGGCCACGCCTCGGACGCGGGCGGGCTGAATTTCCTGAACTCCCTCGCGCAGTTCCTGCCGTCGATCAGCAACGTGCGCCGGTACGCCGAGATCGTGCGCGAGCGCGCGGTGCTGCGCCGGCTGATCGCGGCCAGCGACGAGATCGCGGCCAGCGCGTTCAACCAGCATGGCCGGCCGGTGGCTGAGATCGCGGACGCTGCGGAGCGGGCGGTGTTCTCGGTCATCGAGGGCAAGGGATCGGCCGCCGATGAGTGGGAGTCGATGGAGTCGATGGTGGTGCGCGAGCTCGACGCCATCCAGGCGCGCCACGACGGCACCGCTGATGACCGCACCCGGGAGTTCATTCCGACCGGCCTGGCCGCGCTGGACGACCTGCTTGACGGAGGCCTGCGGGCCGGCCAGTTGGTGGTCATCGGCGCGCGGCCCAGCATGGGCAAGAGCGCGCTGGCCGACACGATCGGCCTGCATGTGGCGCGCGACCAGGGCCTGCCGGTGGGCAAGTTTTCGATGGAAATGGCCAACCAAGAGGGCGGCCAGCGCGCGCTGGCGTCCACGGCCAAGGTGCCGCTGCACGCGATCCGCCGGCCGGAGCGCATGTCGGACATCGACTGGTCAGCCCTGTCATCCGGCGTCGAGAAGTTGCGGCAGGTCCCGTTTTTTTCGGTCGACAAGGGCGGGCTGAACATCAACCAGGTCCGCACCAAGGCGCGCGTGCTCAAGCGCCGCTCCGGGCTGCGCATGTTGATCGTGGACTACCTGCAGCTGATGTCCGGCACCGATTCGCGCGCGCCGCGCACGTACCAGTTGGAGGAGGCCAGCCGCGGGCTCAAGGCCCTGTCCAAGGAGCTGGAGGTCCCAGTCATCGCGTTGGTCCAGGTCAACCGGGGCGTGGAGAAAGAACTGGATCCGATGCCCCGCATGTCGGACATCAAGGACTGCGGGGCGATCGAGCAGGACGCCGACATCATCCTGTTCCTGCACCGGCCGATCGTCACGTCTCCCGAGCTCGATGGGGACTGGAAGTACCTGACCCAGTGCCATCTGGCCAAGCAGCGAGGCGGGCGCACCGGCAAGTTCAACCTGATGTACGTGGGCCAGCACACCCGGTTCAAGGACTGGCCTGACGAAACGCCGGTCCCAGAGGTCAAGGTCGTGAAGGCGAAAGGGAAAGGCCTGTGATCACGATCGGCATTGACCCTGGCCTGAGCGGCGCCTGCGCGGTGCTGGACCACAACGGTCTGCGCGTGGTGTTCGACCTGCCCACCATGCAGATCCCCAACGTGGGGACCGTCGCCCTGGTGCAGCGCAAGGTCGACGGCCTGGCCCTGGCCGGCCTGCTGCGCCAGCACATCCCTCCCGGTGAGCCGGTGACCGCGGCTGTCGAGGCGGTGTCGGCCATGGGCGGCAAGAACAACAGCATCCAGACGCAGGGCAGCCTGATGCGCACGCTGGGCGCGATCGAGGCGGTGCTGGAGTGCTTTCGCTACCCCGTGGTCTATGCCTACCCGCAGATCTGGAAGAAGTTCTACGGGCTGATCGACCCCAATGCCAAGGACTCCCAGCGCAAGGGCGCGTCCCTGGTCAAGGCGCGCGCCCTGTACCCCGGCTGCACCGACATCGCCCGGGCCAAGGACAACAACCGCGCCGAGGCCATCCTGATCGCCCACTGGCACATGAGGACAACCGAATGAAAGCCTATATCGCCGGCCCGATGACAGGGCGCAAGGATCTCAACTTCCCCGCCTTCCACGCAGAGGCCAAGAAGTGGCGCGACCTGGGCCACGAGGTCATCAACCCGGCCGAGCTCAACCCGGATCCCACGATGCCGTGGGCTGAGTGCATGCGCCGCGACATTGCCGCGCTGGTGACTTGCGACACGATCGTGCTCCTGCCCGGCTGGCAGAAGTCCCGAGGCGCAAGCCTTGAGCAACACATTGCCGAGCGGCTGTCCATGTCTCAGATCGAGGCTACGCCATGACCCACCGCCTATTCCCCCCAACGATCGAAGAGATGTGCCAATCCGCCATGGAGCGCATCACCCACTTCATCAATCGCAGCGCCGGCCAGCACGGGTATCACATCCGGGCGGGGTTCCAGGTGCTGCGCCACGAGTTGGGGGTGGTGTGACCACCATCGTCCTATTCAACCCCCAGCAGGGCCACCAAGCCATCACAAGGCAACTGTGGCCCATGCTGAAGGCAAACCTCACCGCGGGCAAGCGCATGGTTGTCACGGCCCAGGAGCAAGAGGACGAGCGCAGCCTGCGCCAGAACGCTTTCTACTGGGGCGTCGTCCTCAAGTGCACCAGCGAGCAGGCCAGGATCAACGGCGTCGGCGCCACGGCAGACGGGTGGCACCTGTACTGGAAGCGTGAACACCTCGGCTACAAGTTCACCAAGACCAAGCTGCCCGGCAAGACCCGCCCCAGCATCACCAAGGAACTGCGCAGCACGCGCAGCCTGTCGGTCAAGAAGATGTCGATCTACCTGGAGAAGTGCATCGCCCAGGCTGCGACCGACTTCGGAGTCATGTTCCCTGTGAAGCGGTGGGAGGACTACGTTGTCGACCAGGAAACTGGCGAAATTGTGGGGATGGCATGACGACCGTACAGACCGCCATGGATGACGACACCCCCAACACCCAGGCCGAGCCGGTGCGCGCGTGCGTGCTGATCGAGGCGCCGGTGAAGTCCCGACTGCGCAACTACCACGCCAAGACCCGGCTCTACGCCCAGGTGCTGGCCATGGACTTCTACGAGCTCCCGCGCCACCGAACCTGCGTCTTTGACAACCCGGACACGTTTCGGCGCGAGTGCTGGCAGGACGGCAAGCTGCTGGCCTTCATCACGTCCGCGCTCATGGCCACCAAGGGATTCAACGGCAACCCGCAACTGTTCTTCGGCCTGAACGTCGGGCCGTGGAAGACCGGCCAGCTGCTGGGGGATGCCGATGCCATGAAGGAAATCCCATGAGCCGCAAGCACACTCGCCGCCGGCATTACGCCCTGGTCAACCCGATCGCCATGGCCATCCGGGGCGCATCGTTCACCGGCAAAGCCGTTCTGGACGACGTCCGGCTGCGCAACTTGAGTGCGATCGACGCCTTTGCCCATGGCCGCGCGACCGTCAACGACTGGCGAACCGTGGCCGACATGCACAACGTCGCCGAGACGATGGCCAAGGGCGGCATCGGGCCGGAGGTCCTGGCGGCCTGCGCGGCGGTGGATGCGGCGCTGACCGACTGCTACCACCGCCACGAGCGCACCGGCCGGTTGGGCATGACCGGGCCGCAACTGGTGGCGCTGCGAGAACTGCATGCGTACCACGACCTTCAGGTGCAGTCCATCACCCGGCGCGAGTTCGAGGTGTGGATCAAGAAAACCAGCGACCGGATCCGCTCGGCGCACCCGGATGTGAAGGTGTTCATTTGAACTGGCAAGCCGTGCGCCAGATCCTGCGCGGCAACGGACAAGGAGTGGTGATGGCAAAGCAAAAACGACGGTACAGCGGGCACGACAAGCACTTCGGCCCGTTCACCTTAAGCAAGCACAACGACCAGGGCTGGCGCCCGTTCGGTCTGATGCTGGACTCAGGCGGCGACCACGAGGACAGTGGCAACACTGGTTGCAACCTCAAGTTGTACGGACTGGGTCACACGCTGATCGTGGAGTTGCCGCGCCTGCTGCCGGACTACCGCATCAAGCATGTGCCCACCACCTGGGATGCAGCAACCATAGCCCGGTTGGGCCGCGACCACTACTTCGAGGTGTTCCCGTGTGAATACGGGTTCACCTTCAGCGACAAGACCCTGCACGTCCACTACGGGCCGCAGACGCACGACAGCATCACCACCAAGAACAAAGTGTTCTTCCTGCCTTGGCTGAACTGGGAGTACCGCGGCATCAACTTCTATGGTCTGGATGGCAGGTTGTTTGACACGCTGACCCAGGCCTGCGAAATCCAACTGCGCAAGGAATCTTGGGAGAAGTCATTCGACCACCGCGAACGTCTGATGGCGCGTGTGCCGAAAGTCGCCTTTGAGATCGAGGACTTCGACGGCGAGCGGATTGTGTGCACCACCCACATCGAGGAGCGGTACTACACCTTCGGGACAGGCCGATTCCAGTGGCTCAGTTGGTTCGTCAAGCCGAAGGCATACAAGAACCTGGCCCTGGAGTTCGACAAGGAAGTCGGGCCAGAGAAGGGATCGTGGAAGGGCGGGCTTCGCGGCACCGGCATCGACATGCTGCCGGGCGAACTGCACGAGGCGGCCATGCGGCGTTACTGCGAACAGGAGCACCGCGACAAGAACGGCAAGTACCGCATCAAGTTCATTGGCGTGAAGGGCTGATCATGCTGCGCCGCACCGGCTTCGCCCGCAAGGTCTACGAACCCCCTCCACCGGCACCACTGCGCCCGGTAGAGCGCCGGGGCACGTATGCCGGGCGGGTGTCGCTGGTGCTGGTGCCCAAGGAGAACGCGATCCAGCACGAGGGCTACATGAACCTGGTGCGCGCCATGGCCTGCATGCACTGCGGCCACCCGCCGCGCTCAGACTTCGCCCACGCCGACCAAGGCAAGGGCCAGGGCATCAAGACCGACTGCCGGCGCGGATTCCCCCTGTGCCGGGCCTGCCACCACCTGATCGGCAGCACCGGACAGTTGGGCCGCGAGGAGCGTCGCCGGCTGGAGGTGGTGTGGGGAGACAGAACGCGGGCGCGGATTGAGGCTGATGGAACATGGCCGGCGCGGTTGCCGAGGTGGGAGGACGCATGAAAACAATCACATTGGACGACGACTACAGTTACCCGCTGCACCAGAGCGGCCACATATCCCTGCTTCCGCCCGAGCAAGAGAACGAGGCCGTCCGGCTGTTGCACGAGGCCGTCAAGCAAGTGACCGGCAAGGACGTGGAGCCGCCAGCCAAGATCCGCATGGGGTTCTTGCCATGACGATGCTGCATTCATGGGAATGGGGCAACCCCGAAGACGTGGCCGCCCGCCGCGAAGCCCACGAGCAGCGCCAGGCCGCCGCCTGCGGTTCCTGCACCCACCACCTGACCCTGACCGTGAACGGCAAGACCATCCACGCATGTGATCTGCGCCGACGCTACGGCACCAGGTGCGAGAGTTTCAAACCCCAACCCAAAGGAGCGAGCAAGCTATGAGTTACGACCACCACATCCCAGTCATTCAGATGAAAGTGAGCGGCATGGAGCACACCGTGTCTATGGCCCTGACACAGCATGCCGCAAAGATGGACAAGGACATCCAGCGGGCCGTCAAGGACTACTGCGAGCCGAAGAATATCGAAAGAGTGGTCCGTGAGGCTACCACCACCGCCCTGGATCAAGCCATCAAGCAAGAGATCGAAGCGTTCTTCAGGTACGGAGATGGCCGCAAGCACATCGCAGCCGCCGTGAAGGAGAAGCTGCTCAAGCGCAAGACGTTTACCAGCCTGGACGAAGAGTAAACAAGCCCGAAGGGAACCCCATGAGCCGCAGACTCGCCATCCTCGACCGCTACGCTGACTTGGTGCGCTTGATCGAAATGTGGGTAGTCCACGAGGTCCAGGCCACGGCCGGCAGCCTGGGCTACCCCAAGCAGTCCGCTGGATTCGGCCAGGGCCAGGTCAAGCAGGCCGGGTACGTGGACCCCACCGGGTACAGCGCATGGGATCACCGGGCGGTGGAGAGGGCGCTGGAGAGTCTGGCGAAGGCCGACCGCGATCTGTACGCTGCGGTGCAGTGCTACTACATGCCGTGGTCCGTGCAGAAACTGGTGTCCGAGGGATTCCCATTCCCCCCAGTGCGTGCTCAGACCTACTACGACCGGCTGGAGCGGGCCCATGCGTGGCTGCAGAGCGAGTGGCGGATTGAGCTTGGCAAGCTGGCTGCTTGAAATTCCCGGGGCCCGTGATATATTCGGAAAGTGTGATATGGGTGGATTCGTGCCACCGGAGCTAAAACACATCCCAGGCCAGCCTAACCCGCTGGCCTTTTTCGTTTCTGCGGCAGGGTAGCAGGAAAGCCTGCCGGCCCGTCTGCCGTTCAACTCGGCAGGCCGCATCCAAACCCCGACCCTGCACCAGCAGTTGCCATCCAGTCCGCCAGGGCGCGGCAGATCGGTGCATTCGGGTGACGCCAGAGCCGGCCAGGTGGCCACAGTAACGCCGGCAGCCCGCCACGGGACGGACCGTCTCAGGCCGGAGCTCCCCGGCCCCGGGCGGCACGGGGGCGGACACCAACCAAGGAAATCCCCATGGAAATGATGCAACCCAAGCAGGCCAACCCGGGCGACCAGATGATGGAAAAGCCCGAGGCCGCACCCTTCACGGTCTGCATCAAGTGCAACCCGGACGGAACATTCGCGGTCGGCCTGGATGCTGACGAAGCCGGCGAGACCATGGGCACCGAAGCCCCGGAAGCTCCCGAAGGCGCCGAAGACGCATCCATGCGCCCTGCCCGCGACGTCAAGGAAGCCCTGACCATCGCCCTGCAGATCATCAAGGCCGGCGGCAAGCAGGAGAAGGCCATGGGCGACTTCAAGGCCGGCTACAACGAAATGAGCGACCGATGAGCAAAGTCACCCTGACCTTCGAAGACCACGACGGCCAGGTCGGCATGAACATCGACCTGCACGAGCCCTTCAACCAGGACTCCAATGCCCACAAGACCGCCAACATGGTCCTCAACTGGCTGGACGGCATCCACCAGGTGATCAAGACCGGCGATGAGATCGAAGCCCGCGAGGCGCAGGACCAGCAGCCCCAGGACGTCGAACCCCGGCTGGTCAAGACCCCGGAGGAGTTCAACGCCATCCGGGCGGCATCGCTTTCCCACCTGGCAGACAAGCGCATTCAGGTGGTGAGGGGCTGACGTGGCCGACAAGCCAGAAGTCGACTGGGAAGCCATTGAAGGCGACTTCCGAGCCGGCGTGCTGTCCCTGCGCGAGATCGCAGCCCTGCATCCAGGCACCAACCATGTCGCCATCACCCGCCGCGCCAAGAAGGAAGGCTGGGTCCGCGACCTCAACGCCAAGATCAAGGCCCGCGCCGAAGAGCTTGTAACAAGGGCCGCTGTAACAGCCGATGTAACGGAACAGCAAAAAGCGACCGAGCGGCAGGTGATCGAGGCCAATGCGGAGCGCATCGCCCAGGTTCGTGGCGAGCATCGCGGCGACATCCAGCGGTTGCGCACCCTGGCGCTGGGCCTGCTGTCGGAACTTGAAGGCCAGTCCGCCGACCCGGCTTTGCTGGAGGAGCTGGGCGAGATGCTGCGCAAGCCTGACGAGAAGGGCGTGGACAAGCTCAACGACCTGTACCAGAAGATCATCAGCACGCCCAGCCGGATCGACTCAGCGAAGAAGCTGGCCGAGACGCTGAAGGCGGCCATCGGGCTGGAGCGGGAAGCCTACGGCCTGGACGACAAGAAGCCGATCTCGAGCAGCCCCGGCGAGATCAGCATCACATTCTGATGGCTGGAGTGGTCTACAAGGCGGCGCCGACAGCGAGTCGGTTCCACCGATCGACTGCGTTCGTGCGTTGTCTGCGCGGGCCGATCGGAACCGGCAAGTCGGTTACCTGCTGCATGGAGATGATCCGCCGCGGCAGGGAGCAGGATCCGTTCGAAGGCGTCCGGCGCACGCGCTGGGCGGCCATCCGCAACACCTACCCGGAACTGACCAGCACGACGATCAAGACCTGGGAGGACTGGGCGCCTGGCGCGGTAACGGTGTTCGGCGCTCCGATCACGTCGACCATGAGCCGGCTGCTGCCGGATGGCACGACGATGGAGATCGAGGTGCTGTTCCTGTCGGTGGACCGCCCGCAGGACGTCAAGAAACTCAAGTCGCTGGACCTGACCGGGGTATGGCTCAACGAGGGCAGCGAGCTCGCCAAAGCAGTGTTTGACATGGCCACCGGCCGGGTGGGCCGGTTCCCTGGCATGGCGCACGGTGGCTCAACGTGGTCTGGCGTGATTCTGGACACCAACAGCCCGGACGACGACCACTGGCTCTACGAGATCGAGTCCAACCCGCCGAAAGGGTACGAGTTCTTTGCGCAGCCTGGCGCGCTGGTGAAGATGCCGGACGGCACGTACGCACCCAACCCGGCCGCGGAGAACGTGCAGAACCACCAACTGGGCTACGAATACTGGCTGCGCCAGATCCCGGGCAAGGACGACCAGTGGATCAAGGTGTTCATCCTGGGCCAGTACGGCAGCGTGCACGACGGCAAGCCGGTGTACTCCGAGTGGAACGACAGCCTGCACACCAAGGAGATCTACCCGCTGCAGGGCGTCAAGTTGGTGATTGGCGTGGACTTCGGCCTGACGCCGGCAGCCGTCATCACCCAGACCGACGCCCGCGGCCGGTTGCTGGTGCTCGACGAGGTCTGCGGCGAGGACATGGGATTCCGGCAGTTCCTGGAGGATGCGCTGATCCCGTACCTGGTGGCCAACTACTCGGCCTGGTGGGCCAAGAAGGACGAGATGATCATCCTGATCGGCGACCCGGCGGGTGACCAGCGCGCGCAGTCGGACGAGAAGTCCTGCTTCCAGGAAGCCCGGGCCAAGCATCTCAAGATCCGGCCGGCCAAGTCCAACAGTTGGCTGCCCCGGCGCGGCGCGGTGGCGTGGTTCCTGTCCAAGCTGTCAGCCGGACAGCCGATGTTCCTGCTGGACACGGCCTGCGGCGTGCTGCGCAAAGGTTTCAACGGCGGCTACAAGTACCGCCGGATCCAGGTGACGGGCGAAGAGCGGTTCACCGAAGAGCCGGCGAAGAACAAGTACAGCCACCCGCACGACGCGCTGCAATACGCGGCGCTCGAGTCCGGAGGCATCCAGGCGATCCAGCAGGCCGGCAGGCAACATCCCCGCACCCCAGCATTCCAGCCCAGCGTCCGCGGTATGGGCGTGCTCTGACCAAGACAGAAGGACTACACCATGGCAACCATCGCACCCACCATCACCCAACTGGAGCCGCGCGACGGGTCCGTGCTCAAGTACACCTGGGTTCTGACCGGCACCGACGACGGCGCGCCGATCCCCAATGCGCAGTGGGCAGACCGCAGCGTGCAGTTCGTGGGCACATGGGGTGGTGGCACGGTGCTGCTGGAGGGCTCCAACAACGGCGGCACGACCTACGCCACCCTGACCGACGCACAGACCAGCGCGATCAGCAAGACCGCTGACGCGCTGGAGCAGGTGGTGGAGATGACCGAACTGATGCGCCCGCGGGCATCGGTGTCCGTGACCACGGTGACGATCAGCATGGTCGCCCGGCGTGCACAACCCATGCGCAAATGAGGACAGTATGAACAAGCAAGAGACCGCGCAGCAACTGCGCAAGGTGGCGAACTTTCTGAAGGGCCTGCAGCAGGCCGCCGACGACATCGAGGCCATCGGCTCCATGGAGGGCGCCACCGCCGAGGCGGTCAAGGCCCGGGATCTGGCCGTCAAGGAGCGGGACCAGGCGCTGGCCGCCGAGCTGGCCGCCGGGCCAACCTTCGCGCACGGCATGACCAAGACCATGCTGCAGCAGGAGTGGGCGATGACGATCGAGCAGGCGGTCGAGGCGGAGGCCCAGGCCCAGGCGATCTGCATGCAGACGCAGGACTTCCGGCGCGCCTATGAGGCGTTCGCGGCGCGGCAGAAGGTAACAACCCATGGCATTTGACAGAGACCTACCCGACGAGCTCAGGGGGAACGGGGAAGACTCGCCCGAAAACCCCTACAAGGCTCGCCTGGACGCCCTTGGCATTGCCATCGCGGCCAAGCGCAAGGCGGCCATCGACGCGCGCCGGGACTCCGGCATTGAATCCGTCTGGATGGCCGCCGAAGAGGCCTATCTGTGCATCGACGACGAGAACCGCGGGGATTTCAAAGGCGCCAAGTGGGCCAAGCCGGTGAGCATGAATGGCCCGGTGACTAAGGAGAACCTCAAGACCGACGACACGCGCAGCACCGCCTTCGTGCGACTGACCGCCCGGTACGTGGAAGCCGGCGCCGCCCGGGTGTCCGAGATCATCCTGCCGGTGGGCGAGAAGGCGTTCAGCTTCGGGCCCAGCCCGGTGCCGGAACTGGTGTCCCAAGCCGGCGACAAGGCTCCGCTGATCGAGAACGGCCGCCAGGTCTACCGCCCGATGATGGACGGCGAGACACCGGAAGTCGAGCCGGTGAACGGCCATGTGCCGGCGACCAAGGGCGACTACGCCAAGGCCATGATGCAGATGGCCCAGGAATACGCCGAGAAGGCCGAGACCCGGGTGTTCGACTGGCTGGTGGAGTGCAACTACCCGGCAGAGGCCCGCAAGGTGGTGTTCGACTCGGCCCGGATCGGCGTCGGCGTGCTCAAGGGCCCGTTCCCTGACAGCAAGCAGTCCAAGGCGCTGATGAAGGATGCCAACGGCGCCCGCATCGTGGTGTCCCGCAAGGTCAAGCCGGCGGTGAAGTGGATCGACCCGTGGAACTTCTTCCCGGACGGCGCCTGCGGCGAGGACATCCATGCCGGCGAACACTGCTTCGAGCGCGACTACCTGACCGAGCGCAAGGTCAAGGATCTCAAGAAGCAGGTGGACAAGGACGGCCGGCCGATCTACCTGGCGGACGCCATCGACCGGGTGATCAAGGAAGGTCCGAACAAGTGCAACTCCGAGGGAGCGAACCCGGCGCACAAGCCCAACGACAAGCAGTACGAGATCTGGTACATGACCGGCACGGTCAAGCGCAGCGACATGCGCGCGACCAACGCCCTGGGCCTGGAGGAGGGTGACGACGAGGACGACATCAACGCCATCGTCACCATGATCAATGACACGGTGATCCGCGCCAGCCTGAACCCGCTGGACTCGGGGAACTTCCCGTATCGGGTGAAGCCCTGGAGCCGGCGCAGCGGGCACTGGGCCGGTGTTGGGGTGGGCGAGCAGATCAGCATGCCCCAGCGCATGGTCAACGCAGCCACCCGCGCGCTGCTGAACAACGCGGGCTTGTCGGCGGGCGTGCAGATCATCGTCGACCAGTTGAAGATCGTCCCGGCCGATGGCGTCTGGCGGATCACGCCCAACAAGATCTGGCTCACGGCAGACGGCCAGACGGTGGACGATGTGGCCAAGGCATTCCGGGCCATCGAGTTCCCGAACGTGTCCGATGCGCTGATGGCGATCATTCAGTACGCCTTCAAGCTGGCCGAGGAAGCCACCAACATCCCGCTGATCACCCAAGGCCAGGTCGACAACACGACGCCGGACACCTTTGGGGCGGTGGAACTGCAGGACAACAACGCCAACACGTTCCTGCGCAGCCAGGGCTACAGCTACGACGACTGCATCACCGAGCCGCTGATCAACGACCTCTACGAGTACCTCCTGCTGGACCCATCGGTCCCTGACGACGAGAAGGGCGACTTCGAGATCAACGCCCGCGGGTCGATCGCCATGGTGGAGAAGGCCATTCAGGAGCGGTT